CAATACTTTTTATATGTGAATTTTTCTGATTCGCATAAGGTATTAGGGGTATGATGGTACCATTTTAAGGACTATTATTTAAATAGTAAAAAATAACCCTGTGGTGTTAGGGGTGTTTTAAAACACCATAAGTTGTGTACCCCTCTACTTCTTGACCAAAAACCACTGTTTATGTATCAACTTCAGTTCGCAATCCAAGCCGCCACGCTCCTTGAAATAATCAATTGCACCCTTCAGATTCTTGTAGAAGGTATTTCTCCCAGCAACTCTGTATCTGCATTTTTCACACCATTCTGTATATATCTCATGCACTCTGTTGGCTTTCATTGATGTAAGAGTCATGCCGTTATCAACCCAGTCGAACTCGTTGAGGAATTCGACAACGTGGTTGCTCTCGATGACAAACTCGTATTCTAAATCCTTGTCCTCATCTATCTCGCTGAATCTGTAGCCGTTCTCAATCAGTCTGACATAACCACCAATGCTCCACCACAATACTGCAGGCAGCACGTCATCGCTTGTGAGGAGTGTGTCGATTCCTGGTATTGCTCTGAATACGTGGATGTCATCCACTCTTGACTCGTCTGTGGTGAATGTGTTGTTGAATTTGTGCTTAGTACCCTCAAATCTTCTGAGCCATCCGCCGTTTGACTTGTTTGCACGTGGCAGTTCGTTGCAGTCGATGAATATCTTGCATCTAGGCTTGAATTCAATGCGTGGCTTGCCCTTCACATCTGTAGATATGACATCGTTCGATGTGATTGCCTTGAAGATAGGCTCTGCCTCCTTGATGTCGCTTGTCGCTTCATGGCAGAAATTAACATACTTGCCTAATAACTGTAATGTGTCAAATCGCCCGCCTAGACGGCTTAATTCTAGAGTACTGCATAGTTTGCCGTCACCCAGCAGAGCACTTAATACCTTTGTCAGCACACTCTTTCCGTTGCTTCCATTTCCGTAGAAGAGGTATGCCTTGTCCTGTATGCTGTGTTCCATGAATACCGAGCCGAAGTACTCTGCGAATCGCTTGATCAGCTTCTCGTCACTGCTTGTGGTGCTGCTTAGGAAATCCTCCCAGTCCTGGCTGTATGCATTCTCTCTGTACTCGTAGTTGAGTACATAGTCGTTGAAGTCATCGGGATTGCGCTTTCTAGTGAATCTGTAATAGCCGTCAAATGGATTCTCGGTGAAATACAGTGTGCCGTTCTTGAGGTTCAGACAGTTCACCTGGTTAGGCAGCGTATCATCATATACGATTGTTCTAACTTTGTTCAGTATCGCTGTTTCAAGATTGAATGATACATCGAACATCTCCATGATTCCCTGTCTGATGAGTGCATCATCGCATCTGCTCCAGTACGTGCCGTTGAAGCGATAGAAACCGAGCGATGGGTTGCATCTTAATTTATAGTCATAGTTGGCGATAAACTCATGGGCATATTCATCGTTTGTCTTGCCCCTTGTCAGTTCCCTTCGTATTTCCTTCATTTCCTCACCGTCAGCGCCTAAAAACTCCTTGGCATACTGCAATATGGCTTTCTTCTTAACTCTGCTCATATAAGGACTGTGTGCCTTGTAGACATATTCCATCAGTTCATCCATATCAGACATCGTAGTCTTCAGATACCATAGCGTGCCGTCCACCATATGATCATTCAGCAGTGTAACAGGTGAGAGGCCGGCGCAGTAGCAGTCGCTCACATCCTTGCCGTACTCTCTAGGGATGTTGACTATATCGAACGGAATATTGTGTTCGAACAGCTGCTTTGCAGTTGCTGTTGTGAACTGAACACCTCTTCCGTCATTGTCGTAGCAGATGGCAACACGCTTGAATTTCTTGGCAATCTTGCATAGATACTCCGTCTGCTTGTTAGACAGTCTTGTAGCACTTGAGAGAACTCTATACCCTTCTTGATAGAAAGTTAAGAAGTCAAATACTCCTTCTGCAATGACGATTGTATCATTGTCAGTATAAGTCTCGCTTCTGTTAAGTGTATCAAGACCGTACAGTGTATTCTCCTTGAATGCCTCCTCCAGGTATGGCTTCTTATATTTAACGACATTGTACTGACTTCTGTTTCTAGCGCAGTAGTAGACGCAGCTGTTGTTCTTGAATATAGGGATGATGATACGTGGTACATCGACCATCTCACCGTTAGGCGATTTCTCCTTGAACACATGGCTTCCTATATAAAGGTTATTAATTGTGCTGTCCTTGATCTTTCTTTGATGCAGATATTCTATGTCTTCTTCTGTTAAATCATTGTGCCACTGCAGTATGGCATTGTTCCATTCTCTGTAGTTCTGCTTGTATTCTGTATCATTGAATGCAAGATTGAAACGATGGCACATATCCTTGAACGCCATAGACTTATCACCATCATACTTTGCATATGCAAGCATGTCTGTGACATCTCCTCCGACACCGTCACTGAACGAGAACCAGGAGTCCTCGCTTACCATGACACTGTTGGGATTATGTCCTTCATGAATAAAAGAGGGGCAACGATATGTGCCCCCGTTCTTGTGCAGTTCGATGCCCAGCTCTGCAGCGAGTTCAATGCAGTTTATATTCTGCTTTATTTCGTCATACAACCTCATAGTAATCAATGTCCTTTCCTATAAATTCCTTGTATTTCTCCACATTCAGCACATCGCTCAGCTGTATCTCACCCCTGTCGAGCTGCTCTCCAAGCCTTTTGAGCTGTGCCACCTCTCCGTTCTTCGCATAGAGCATATTGTTTGGATAGCATTTCTTTCTGAACAGGAAATACATGGCTCGTCTGTACTGCTTGAAGTCGCAGTCGCTTGCAACCCATACATGATAGTTCATCTTTGCGAAGATATACCAGTACCTTCTGAATGCCTTCTTGTTAAGATAGAAATCAAGCGTATGTCTTGTTACGTTCGGCTCATTAGTGAAGAAGAATTCATTTATCTCATAAATCGTGCCTTCGAAGACAACTTCGTTTGTTGTCTTGTCTACTACTATCCTGTCTCTAGCGAATGTCTGTGTAATAGGCAGTCTCAATTCGTTTCTGATGTAGTTAGGATATGAGCCGTACTTCTTCTTGAAGTACAGTTCCTTGACACCTAAGCCCTTGAGTTCCTCGACATATGGTGGTCTATGCTTCTGCTTGTAGAAATCAAGTACGATTTTTCTGTATAGATCGCCTCTGTAATCACTCATGACTTATCACCACCTTTCGTATTATCTTATGAATTTTTTTTGAAATTCTCTTATTGTCTCTCGACCTGGTATACTGCTTTTGGTAACTCTCTTGCATTTGGAATTGACTGTATGTATCAGAAAAGTGTACCTTTTCGTATCACCTAGTGAATCGGCATCATTATAGTACTTGTTGGAAATCATCACTACATCGTCTATGTCGATTGTTCTTCCTTCGAAATCAAATGTGCCGTGTTCCTTTTTCGGTCTGAACTCTTTAAGGTATCTAAGCATGTCTTTGGCTAAGCGTTCATCATAGAACTTCATCGAATGAATCTGTTTTCCGTTATGATAGAACTTAATCAGCCACACATCTCCTCTCATGTGATAATCTGCTGATTCCATGCGCCATGTAACATTATCCAGGTTTATCAGATAAAAGCGATTCTTCAGCGCATAGAACTGCGACGGATTAATTGGATTTCTGAATGTGCACCATACTTCTGCTAGTCTTGCCATTTAAGATTCCCCCTTTCCACATTACCACATAGCATACAGTACAAGCAGCAGCGTGATAGTTATCAGTCCAGCAAGAACGAAGAAATCTCTGTTCGAGTGTTCCAGTTCTTCATGCAGTTTATCGTTCTGATTCAGCAGTTTTTCGTTGATTTTCTGCATATTATCGATTACTTTTGTCAGTTCTTCATTGTCCATCATTTACATCTCCTTTGACTATATCTTTATCAAGTGCAGTACAGATATAGCGATAACTGCGCCTTATCATTTCGAAATTTATCATATCGTTTATTAACGATTTATATAAATCCGGCACTTCATCTTCTAGCCTGTGCATCTCTTCTGTTTCTTCTGTCATATACCCATATAGCAGTTCAAATAATGCCTTCTTTTCTTTTACTGATAATGGATTTATTTGATTCACCCTGTAGATTAATGACATGTCTGCTCCATCATTTACTAGATTGTTTATGATGTTTGTTGCTTCTTCATACATAGGATGCTTCTGTATGAGGTAATTCAACGTTATATAATACTTATCAGCGTTTGATGATAAATCGATATCACTTTCTTTGTACGCTTTTTCTATTAGATATCTGTACAGAAGGAGTGCCATGGCGCTCTTCTCTTCTTTTGATAGTATTCTGAATATCATTTGGTTTCTCCTTTCTTAATAAATTCTATAATCGTATCAAACTCTGTTTTGTTTGGCTTAACTCTAGAATGAGGAAAGACATTAAGGTTAACCTGTTTATATTCCGGCCTCATCAGATCATCAAGGATAAGATTGCATAGATACTCTAGTCTCATTCTCTCATCGTTGTAGTAATCCACTTCACACATAGATAAGTACTTAAGCCAGAGGTCCTTGTACCATACCAGTTTGATGTCTGTTGGCGTTAGTTCGCTTTTCTTCTGCATCATTCTTTTCCCTCCTGTTCTATAGGATATAGAGTGAGAACAGCATACTGTTCCTGTGCATACGCTCTATATCCTATTATTCTGTATCTGCTTCTTAGTTCATCGATTACATCACTTAGTTGTCTCATTGAATAGTAATCGACTTTCTTGTAAATATACTCATTCATCATTGACTGATATAATCACTTTTGAGCATATTACCCATGATTGCTTCTAGCACATTTACAACGATAGAATTGCCAGCCTGCTTATAAAGCTGCGTATCTGAATTGACTGCTCGGGCTTTGTTGAAGTCTTCATCATCAAACCCCATTAGTCTCCAGCACTCTCTAGGTGTTAGTTTTCTGATTCTGATATTCTCCATGTTACTGTCCTCCGTAATTACTGCCTGCTGAGGACTGGTGCTGAGGGTGTTTGCCTTACCCTCACACACTCTTCCTCTTCTTGTATTGCTGTTTGGATAGGCAATATTAATGCTGTCTCCAATGGTTGCTTCGGCGAATCCTTTCTTGGTTGCTTCGGCGATTCTGACAATAGGTCTATTATCCATTATCTTCACCTCATGTCCTCCCGATGCTCTCGTTGTAATGGTAGGACACATTCCATCCATTCCATAGATGCGTCGAGATTGTTCATACTTAATGTTTGTGTATTCTGCTATCAGATTGCATCGTTTCATTCTTTGCTACTCCTTTATCATCATAGGACTTTTATAATCACATGCAGTAAGTGTTCTAGCTGCACCATTAGGGTCATAGACAGTGTTACTCTGATGCTGGGTGCCATTCTCTGTTTTCTTTATATACCCTACTTGCCTCACTATGCCGTCTGTAGGCTTTTCAATCAGTTTAGATGACATTTCATCAGAGAGATAATATCGTTCATCAACATTATCTTCCAATACACTTCTAACACCTTTTTCTGTAATATGATTAGCGGTGTCTCTTGTTGGAATAGTTGTTACTGTGGTTGCAATCTTTGCTTCTTCTCTTTCTACAGGAGAGAATTTGAATCCGTAGCCTTTTTCCTCATTAATCTGATTCTTCGTAAATCTGCGTTTGACACATTCACTGGAAAGGAAATACTTTTCATCGATATCTTCAACAGGCTCTAATTTATCCATGAGAACTGCATCTGACTCGACAGGAGAAGGGAATGTATAGCCTGTATCGATATCCTTTCGAATACTGATGCAGAAGACTCTCTCTGTTCTGTGGGATGCCATAATCCACTGCATTAAGCACTTTCCAGTAGTTGTTGTAGCCTAGTTCGTCAAGCCATCCAAGCCATCCTTCGAAATCTGGTCTGAATTTCTTTCCTACTAGATTTTTGACATTTTCCATAATTAGATATTTAGGTAGTGCATCATCTGACTGGGCTTGAGCAAGAAGTCTCTGAACTTCATATAATAATCCACTTCTTGTCTCACCCTTGACGATTCCCTTAAGCTGTCCAGCCAGGCTGATATCCTGGCAAGGAAAGCCATATGTCCATAAATCTGCATAATCAAGTCTTTCTACCTTTGAGATGTCACCGTAATTTCTAGTCTCTCCATAGATTGCGTTATATGACTTGATCGCATATTTATCAATCTCGCTGATACCCACAATCTCATGTGGGATGCCAAGACGAATCAGAGCCTTTCGAAATGCTCCGATGCCGGCAAATAATTCATTTACTGTTAGCATTGAATCTCTCCTTATCTTCCAACGACTTTTGATAATAAGTCTTCATATAACTTTTTAAACATGTCTCTTTCAGCAGTAAGTTGGATTTCCTTCTGCATTGATACTAATCCCATATCATTATTAGGTTCTGCATCGTTAACAGATGTCTCCTTTAGCATATCGCTGTCTAGAGTCTTCATGCCTAGAGAAGATCTTAATCCACGTTCAATTTCTTCCATTTCTTCGTTACTTACAGTTCTTACATAAGTACCGATTCGATCCTTTTCAACAGTATGGATAGTTTCGCAGAGAGCAGTAGAAGGTGTTTTGCAGAACACATCTACATGAGTAGGCATGTCTCTCTTGATTTTTGTTGTAAGATAGACAACCTCAACATATTCACTTCCTCTGTTTAAATGATTGTCTGATACGATTACACCAGGTCTTCCTGTGGTGTCGTATGAATAAGAATCGTTGAAATTCTTAGAATATGTAATATAGAAGATATCTCCTCTCTTAACTTCTCTTGTGTTTAAACTATAGTTCATAATATTTCTCCTTTATTTATTCTTTCCAAAAAAATCCAATAGCAATAAGTATGATTGTGCATGTCATAAGTAGAATGCCTATGATATCCATAACTGCACTATTCATATTACTTGCCTACCTTTGTAATCTTCTTAAGTTCTTCAAATATTTTCGTGATATTCTTTTCACTTGCCCAGGCTTTCTTCACTCCCATGTTTTCATAGAATTCCATAACGCCAGCAGCATATGATTGGTTTTGCTTAATGCATCTATCGTATTCAGCACGTTTGTTGCGTGCATCAGCGTATCTTCCCCATTCACTGACATCGTTCATAGCATCATTGATAGCCATCCACAATGCCTCTCTCATACCTTGATAGTATCTAAATGAGGCGATATCCCAGTTTTCTAAAATCTTATGTTCTGCTTCCAATTCATCGCAGTACTTCTCCAAGGCTTCTGCATATCGAACACTGTTAACGTGTCCATCCCCAAAACGATCCCACTCAATAAACTCTTCTCGCTTAGGTCTTTTATTCATCTTCATTCATCTCCTCTGCAATCAGTTCCATTACTCGGTCATGTAATTGTTGAACTTCATCAAGTATTTTGTTTTTCGTTCTTTCCGACGATTTTTGATTGATAAGCAAGGAGATGTTTTCCTCTTGAAGTTCCTTACACTCCCTGCTTAATTCTTTATAATGTGCTTTTAAAGTTTTGTAATTATCTAGAAGCCTGTTATAGTCTTTGGCATATTCCAATTCCTTCTCGTTTCTATCGAGCTGCTCACAATATGTCTCTCTCAACTCATTTACCTTTGACATGTCTTCGCAAACCCTTTGGAGTGTTTCATTTTTATTCCAAAGTTTAATCATCTTCTATGTACCCCTCCTCATAAAGTTCGCTGTATAAATTGTTGAATTTGATGACAAGTTCGTTGTAATTTTTGCGCATATCATCATAATAATCATGTAGCTCTTTATTTTCTTTCTTTAACTTTGCCCATTCATATGATAGTTTGTCATGGCCTTCACAAAGATCATCATATTCTTGTTGCAACTTTTCTTTTTCTAATCGCATTTGCTCAATATAGATTTTAGTTGCGTTTTCAACGATACAATTTTGCAAGCCTTCATAATTAAAACCTTTTGGAAATCTGTTATATGCAGTCACTGCAACCATGTCAAAAATTTCTTTATAAGTCATCATCAATCACCTCGCAATTCTTGAGCACATCTTCGATTGATGTAGGTTCTGAGTCTTCACAATTAATGAACTCAAATAAGTCATTGAACATACTTAAGCGTGAATTAACGTTTTCTTTGTTTGCCCAAACACGATGCTGATTATCCTTGAAAGGTTTTTCGAAATATGCACATAAATTTCCATTTTTAAGTCTTACAAGATATTTAAATTCCGTATTTTCTTTAGCCCACTTAAGAATGTAATACTCAATTTTAGTTAATGTGACAGGCTCTTTATACTCTGATAAAAGCCATTTTAATCTCGCCACCGTGCAATTACTTCTTTCTTTGCTCATTCCACATTCCGAGCAACGTCTTCCACCACATTGCCAAAATTTGCCTTCTTCACCTTTGCTAAATGTAAAACTTCCAGCATCTTTCTCTTCGATAAACTTTAGCAATTTATCTCTATACTTTTCTCCGTTAATCATTTTCTAATACTCCACCTTGTCTAAAGCATCTTTAATCAATGTAGGTTCTGAATCTTCCCATTTGATAAATTTGAAAAGATTTTCGAACGGGCCTAAGAATTCTATATCATTCGGCTTAATGTCGCTTCTATTCCAATAAACATAGCCAATGTTATCATCAGTTTTTTCTTTATGAGGTTTATCTTTATAAACACACAAGCAACCATCCTGGTCTCTTGCAATCCACTTAAAATGAGTGCGGTTTTCAAGATAATTCAAAATTACAACTTCTACAAAAGCGGCGCTAAAACCAAAATATTCACCTTTCTTATACATGTTTCTTGCCCTCCTTAAGAAATTCGATAGAAGATATATTATCGAGATTAAGTATGATTTCTGATATGTTTGTTGTAGTCGTATTTTCCCTAATTTCAAAATTATCTGCTTCAGAAAAACCAACCCATGTTTTTCCACGTGCTACAGCATTTCGGATGTTATCCCACGCGCTTTCGATATTCGTTCCGGGTTTCTCCGCTCTGACTGTGATTCTGTAATACTTGCCATTGTTTGTACTGATAAGTACGCTATTCATCTTTCTTGTCCTCCTTGTTTAACTTCTTGAAGATATAGTCAACACCTTCTTTAATGCTTTCTGTAGCCTTGTCTACGTTTTCATATGTTACGTATTGAGCAACCAGCATCTTATACATTGTTTCTTCAGAAGGAGTAACTATGTACACGCTCGTAATAATGCAAGCAACAATCGACAACTTTTTGAAGGCTCGAATACACGCTTTTATGGTAGAAGCGTTTTTATCGCTACGATAAAAAGAATCTTCAGATCTGAGCCATAATGTTGCTATTCCTATACAAATCAGCATTATTATTGTCATAAAAATAGCAACCACACTGACTTCTTTTAAACCGTTTAAAACCTCAATGAGATAAAAAATCCAAGGATTAATAATTGCCATTTAATCACCCCCAATACATGTACATACAATCTAGTGGAATGTCTTCTGCTTGTTTTAGGATACAGTCTCTTATTGAAAGTAATGCATTGAGGGCACTGGGCGTTTCCGTCCAATTATTTCCGGGTATTAACCCAGCATACCCATAAGGGTTATGCGTTAATTCCTTGATTCCTCTATCTAAGTGCTCTAATACATGATCGCATCTATAATATTCACTAGAGTTAAAATTCCAATTCATGCAGCTTCTAAATAATTTTCCTAAGTTGTAACTAGGAGAAGAATGAGATGGATATGCGATTTCTGCATATTTATCGCATCCTTCAACCTTTACATAAATGCCAATACTGTAACTCATGTTATTTCACCACCTTTTTAAGCGCCCTTTCCACTTCTCGATTTACTTTGAATTTCTGCCATTCTATGACTTTATCGATATCCAAGTACCCTAGAGAAACCAACTCAACGATACAGATTAATATATCAGCGACCTCTTCATGCAGATTACGTTCATACACGCCACGGAACCCATGTCTTTTAACTTTTGATATTGCTTGGATTAACTCTGCACATTCTTCCGATGCAATAGTGAGAGTTAAATCATCGCCGTTAAGATGTGCCACTTTGTCCAATTCAAGTATTCTGCTTTGTGGGAGTTTTAATAATTCCACCAATCTACTTATTTCTTTATACATTCTTTTCTTCTCCTGTAATGAGTTCTGCATTAGGTAGTCTTTCAATCCATTTACAGAAATCTTTCCATTCATCCAACTTGTGATTTCTACGAGTTTCATAGATATTCAACAGATTTTCGTAATTCATAGTTACTGTTCTCTTTTGGTTGTAAGAAGAAGGCAGTAACTGAATCATCTGCCACCAGTTATCCTTACTATGGTCTTGGATATAAAGCTGTCTAAAAAAATTCAAACAACTTATGATATCTTTGAATGGCTTATTGAGCACATCATCTTGCAAATGTTCGACACTGAAATCATCAAGCGTGAACTCCTTGTCATGAATCTTATGCATAGTACTGCAACTATTTGCTACAGTGCCGACCTTGTACGTGTCGAATTCCTTCCACCAATACAATGGAGCAGTAATATCAACACTCACAAAAATCTGTCTCAAGAACTTTCTATGACTAGGACCTGCATGAACTAATCTCTTCATTAGTTCCTTATCTTTTTTTCCTAATAAAACAAGGTCATAATCAACAAAAGTATCACTCTTATCCCAACTGTTCATAGGGTTTCGCATACCTCTAACGGCATGCTCGAATCCCCAAATATCTGCATATTTTAAAGTAATCATTTAACTTTCCCCCTCTTAAATTGCTACTATCAATGCAACATAAAATGCAATAACTGCCGCAAAGATTCCGGTTGCAGCTCGGTAAATTTCTAGCTGTTCGACCTTATTGGATAACATCTCTTCTGTGCATCTGAGTTTGTATCTTAATTCATTGATTTCATTGCAGTCTCTTTCACGGCGTTTATAAGAAGAACGTTCCAATTCACGGTAATCTTCCATCAAGTCTTCATAATCTTCATAGATTGCATTTAATTGTGTAACTTTGCTTTCGATGCTTTCAGCCTGTCTTTGAAGGTCATCTACAGGCGTTGTTATGTACGACATCAATCTCACCTCTTTCGCTTATTTCTATGTATTTGTCTAAGTACCATCTGGCCTTTTTGATATCTTCTAATCCATTCTTGTTAGCGTGACGATATAGATATTTGAATGCATTACAGATACAGAAGTTTTTCACTGCTTCTACACCTTGTGTTTCTTCCATTACTTCAATGCACTCAAACTTCCCTGTTTCATAATGAGACGGGTGGTTCACACAATCATTCATTCGTGTCCTCCTCTAACTTATAGATTCTAAATTTCTTGTTTCCGTTTCTATATAATTTGGTGTAGAAATGGTGCAGAGATACACCAAGATAGCATGCACATTCTTGAGCATTGCCGACACAGACACACATATCTTCTGCATCATATATCGCATACAGATTTTTCTTTTTTCTCAATCGCTATGACCTTTTCTATGTCTTCTAAGTTTCTTACGACATATACTCTATGCTTGATTGATTTTAGAAATTTGTGGTAATCCTCTTGAACTTTTCTTAATCTGCTACCTTTTTTATCTGTTTTCATTTCTACCCAAAACACCTCTCCATTATTTTTTAAAACTAATAGATCTGGTGTTCCTTCAATGCCTACTTTTATAGGATTTAAAGTCTTTGTATAGTAAGTTCCAACAACCATTCTGTATGGTGTGAAACCTGCTTGTGACAGTTCAACCATCACCTTATTCTGAATTATATGTTCTAGCTGCATATTCCCTTCAACCTCATTTGGATATGTACCCATGCGACAGAGTAGCCACGTTCTCTAGCGATTCTCATAAGTTCATCACGACTTCTAGCACGGCCTACTTCCATTCTCATTTCCTTTTTCTTTCTGTTTAATTCTTCGACCTCTTGCTCTTTCACCACTCTCAGTTTGACTTCTTCCATCTGTTTTAACTCTCTACCCTTGACTTCGTATTCATATCCGCAGTAAGGACACTTATCGGCGGTCTTGAATACCTTGAAGCACTGGAGGCATGTACGGATAGAAAATGACCCATCGTCATTTATCATCTTTCTTTTCTTTGCACCGTCCAAGGACCATTCTCTGTCACTCGTTGGCAGACCATGTCTCTGAAAGTTTCCTACATAATCGATGATGACTGCCTTCTTTCCTTCTTTTGGAGTGAGGCATCTCATTGACTGCTGAATGTACAGAGCAAGTGACATTGTCGGTCTGAGCAGTAAGCAGCACTCGCAGTCCGGAACTGTAATTCCTTCACTGATCAGTCCTACATTGCATAGTATTTTGAATCTGCCCTGTTTGAAATCGTTCATGACTTTTTCACGTTCACTCGATGGTGTGTGACTGTCTAGATGAACTGCACTTACACCATTTGCAACGAACAGGTCTCTAACCTTCTTGCTATGCTCTATAGATACGCAGTAAGCGATGGCCTGCTTGCCATCAGCAAGTTCCTTGTAATACTTGAATATATCGCCGTAGACACAGTTTTTAGTGAATAGGTCTTGTAGTTCACTTGTACGATAATCGCCCCTCACAATCGCTATATCACTTGTGTCGATACCGATATTAGGCGCATAGTAGTCATAATTGCTGATTGCTCCTCGGTTCATTAATTCATTAGCCGTTATCCCCTGTACAATACAGTCGAACAGTGATAATCTGTCACCATTCAATCGTGTAGGTGTTGCAGTGAACCCAACCACAAGTACATCGTAGTGGCTACATACTTTCTTGTAACTGCTTGCTTCACTAAGGTGACATTCATCAATAAAAATGACCGATGGTTTTTCATATTCGCCTAAATGATTGGCTTCTGTAAAGACACTCGCAACTCTAGCGTTTGTTATGCTTAACTCGTTTAGTAATGCTTTGTGTTGCTTCATCAACTCTTTTCTGTGAACCAGTACCAAGCCATAACCTTTTAGATTTTTTATCATCTCAGCCATAAGAAACGACTTGCCACTTCGGCAAGGCATCTGAATAAGTATTCCTCTCTTGCCTTGCCTAATGGCTTCTACCGTTTTCATGTATAGGTCTTCTTGATAATCCCTTAACATAATTCTTTAGAATTGGATATCGTCAATTGATGGTGGTGTTAATGACTTTGGCTTTGTATTGCTAGATTGTGCATCGCCAGGTTCCTGCCATGCTGGTAAGTTCATTGCCTGTTTCTTGCTTAAGAAATAGTGAACGCCTGTACGATCGCCTCCGTACTGGTCTTTTTCTTTTCTTGTCTTTAATGCACCGACTTTACCGACCCACTGGCTTGCTTCCATATTCCCTCTAGGAATACCAAAACTGTCATAAATAGACTGTAGTTTCTGATTTACGATTGATGCATGAGATGCATCGAAAACAAGGTTGTAGAATAGTTTCTGATTATGACCGCTGATATCAAGCATCAGACTGATCATCGGTTTTCCTGTTGATGTTGTTGTTTCTTCTGCCGTCTTGATACGACATCTGTACATACCTTGAGGTAAATCAATAAACTCGTTTTCTACCTCTTCAAATCCCCAATTAATTGCCATTATTTATTTCCTCCTGTACTGAATAAGTCTTCCTGTCTGCACGCTTTTCTATCGTCGTGCTGATTCTTTGCATAAACATTCTTTGTTGAAAGAAGTCTGATTACTCTTTCACCTGTTGATGTGATTTCTAGATGACCAACCACATCGCATAGACCACATACGTTATCCCTAGCGCTCTTCTGAATTCTAGGCATGAATGATGTATACTGTTCTCCTGTCGGTGAAGTAACATCTACTAACTCCTGCCATGCTGTTAATAGAATTCTCTTCTGCAATGTTTTTAAATTTCTGATGATTCTTGCTAAACCAAACTGAAATTTCTGATAGTCTCCCTGTGAAGGAACTCCGTCATTTCTTCCAAGCTGGCCATAATAAGATAGGATGCAGCTCTGCAATTCGCTCACGTTATCGATTGCGATATTGTCATATTTTTCCTTGTTGCCAGCCAGCCATGAAAGTGCTTCGTTCATGCTGTTTACGATATCGTCTACATCGATATCAATAATTAGAATTCCTTTAGCATTAGGACTGTTCTTTAAGACACCGCTTGTCTTATCAATATCTAAGACAACTGTCTTGCCTGGCAGTTTACCGATTGTTGTAGTTTTTCCATCACCAGGTTTTGCATAAAGCAGACAGGTGAACGCTTCTTTTTCAATGTTATCTGCTGTGTACGTTTTTAAAGCCATTTCTTTTTACCTCCGTTTTCATTTAATTCTTCGTTTGTTGATGACTTCTTTTCGAAGTCAACTAACGTTTCAGCATCTCCGTTATAGTTGCTGCAGATGCCCGAGAAAGGACAACCAAGAATAGAACACGCTCTATCATTTCTGTAGAAGAACTTCTCTCTGTCACATCTCTTGATTTCTTTAGCCATGGCAACTAGATTTTTTCTTTGTTCTTCTAGTTCTTCCTTTGTACGACTTACAGTGAATACTCTGATCTTTCTTTCTGTATCTTCGTCATACCATGCTTCACAACGTTCAATGTATTCATCTAATGTCTCTGTCTTCTTTAGACGAATTGTTGGCTTAGTGATTACTGTGTAAGTGACTGGTCTAGTTTCTTCCTTAGCAATCAGATAATTGCTTACCTGGTCGTTCATGAAATCAACCTTGTACATGTACTCGTCAGTAATGTAATTGCCTGTTGTTTTATGCTCGATAAGTCCATCGACAGACACTGCATCAATCTTGCCTTTTAGATAGATTCCTCTCGCTAGTCGATATCTGAATTCCTGTTCAACATCGACAATCTCCGGCAACTGAGGGAGAATATACTTGATGAATGCTTTTGCCATCGCATCTGTATAATCATGACTTTCAGTGAATGAGCCTGTAGTAAGGATTTCTTCTACCTTTGCGTGATAGCTGCTCCCTATCACTAATGCCTCGTTCTCTTTCTTAGGTTTAAGCAGTTCTCTGTATTCAAACCAATATCTTCTTCTACAGTCCTTGAAATTATTGATTTGACTTGTTGTGACTTCGTAAATCATTTTGTCTACCCCTTTCTTCTCGCTTACTCGTAAGCACCTAGAGCCGTGGGATGGATTTTGGAAAATGATAGGAGAAATGACAAATGAGAAAATGTCTTACAACAGTCTTACTACCACGGCCGTAGATGCTTACGAATCTACTTTTTTTATTTATTTGTGTATTTCTTAAACAACGCTTCTATGACCTCATCTGTTGGACTCATATTCCACTCGGTCATATAAGATATAAATGCCTTTCTAGGTATGTGGACCGTTCTTCGTCCATTCTCTCCTTCTACAACAGAGCCAGGCATAACTCCCTGTTGAATTGCATTGATGATGAACTCTCTGCTCTTGTGAGTGAGTTCCATCGCTTCGCTGACACTCATGTTCCATTCGTCCATTGAGATCTCCTTTCTTTGCGTTCGGTATTGCCGTACGCTAGGGTAAAAAAATTAAAATTCTACATCTGTATAAAGGATTTGACGAGTTGGATTCTTTTTGTTGTAGTAATCCACCAAGTTGCTGAATGCTCCTAATTCCATTTTTCGTGGTTCTTCTTCCCATTTTTGAAAAGTTGGAACAGAGCATTTACACAATTCACTGGCGCTTTTTAAAGTTAAGTCAGCGCCAACTCTAATTTGTTTGATTGTTAACATCTACTCACCTCTTTCTTTTTGAAGTCCGGTACTACCGAACTCATGTCTATGACTATACCCTCTACAACGTTCGGTGTCAACATAATTTTTAGCAATTTTTAAATATTTTTTTGCAAACATAAAATTATTTAATTTTTATTAAACGGTTGTCTACACCGGAAACCAATGCTAAAATGATGATGAAGAAAGGAGAGAAAATAAAATGAAAGACGAATACTATAAGGTAGTAGGCGCATTCTTCAAAGAGAAGCGAGCTGTAAAAGGAGTATCTGTCAATGATTCTGCGGTTGCGGTAGATCATGCAAAAACATGGTACTACGATGTTGAAACAGGTAGATGCCGAATATTTCTGAAAGACACCATAGCATTATGCAAATACTTCGATACAGATTTGAATGAATTACAAGAATACTTAAATAATCACTATTACAATAAAAAATAAGGAAAGAACTAAATATTTTAATAAAAAAAAGCACCCTAGCGCCAACTAGGATGCAACGTTCGTAAAAGAAACCAATTGTCTAAAGTCCTTCTACGTGTTTAATTATATCATGATTGGCACGTACAAGGCAAAAATAAATAGAAAGGACGTGCCACATTATGGCTAGAAAGACTAGATTTGGGCGCAGACCCAACAATACAGGAACCGTAGTTAAACTATCGGGCAAACGAAGAACTCCCTTCTGTGCTCGTGTAATGAGCGATGAACGTGACATCATAACAGGAAAGAAGAAGCAGATATGCATTGGAACATTCGCAACTCGTGAAGAGGCACTGAATGCGTTGTCTATTTATTCTCTAAAGAAATCTAATAGTATCTCAAACGAAGAGGCTCGAAATATTGCTCCTAATTTATTCGATAGAATTCAAGAAAAAACCAAGAAGCGTGTTCCGACATTCAAGGATATTTATCACATCCTAGACGAAGAAGAATTCAGCAAACTTTCGAAATCGGCAAGAGATGGATATGGCTCATGGATTAAGCATTTTGAAACTATATATAATAGACCGATAGATAATATAACGCTCGCTGACTTGCAATATATATTCGATAATGACAAATCAAAGAACGGAACTCAAATACACATGAAAGTTCTATGTTCCAAGATTTTTGAATACGCAGTGATCCATCAGTATATTCCGAGAGACTTCGATTATACATCTTATATTAGAATCGCCGAATTCAAGCAGTCAACAAAGCATTATCCATTCACTATGGATGAAATCAAGAAATTAAAAACAATAAACACTTCAGAAGCACATTTGATGCTTATATATATTTACACTGGCCTTCGAGCAGGTGAATTATTAAAGATTAACAGAAATAACATTCATATCAATGAGCCTTGTAGTGATGATGGCTCGAATAAACTGATAAGTTACATTGTGACAGGTTCCAAAACGAATGCGGGTAAAAACAGGGTGGTACCGATTCATGACGATATTAAGCAGCTGGTTATAGACGAACTGCTCAAGCCAGACAAACGATTAATAGACTGTTCATACGCATCGTTGAATAATACCGTGTTATCAACTGTAAATGGATATTTGAAAGCGTCACACACAATGCACGATACTCGTCAGACATTTGCGTCATTATGCCAATTGTCTAACGTTGACATCTACGTTAGGAAAAAGGTGCTGGGCCACAAACTGAATGATATCACCTTTGACATCTATACCAATGCCTCTAAGAATAAGTTATGGACAGAGATCAACAAGATAAAATTCTAGCGTTCCAATAGAGTGCCAATCAGAGTGCCACATGATACTTGATAAATGGCACTCAGGATTATATAATTAGGTTGTTGTAAATATGCGTCTCCTTTCTGCAGTTACAGCAAACCAAAATCTTTATTATTTTTCTTATATGAGAGAGCCGGCTTTTGTCGGCTTTTTTATTATATTGTGATATACTTATTGTGCTAGCGATAGAAGTACTCTAAGTGAGCCTATCTGCGAAAGGTGCCTCAAGGGGTGCCTTTTTTTGTTACTGATTTGTTACTAATTATCTCATAACAAGTACTTATGACAGGCAAAAAGTCCTTTAATTAAGCCATTTTCTAATAGATAAATTTTTAAAACATGAAAAATAGCTAGAAAATAATATGCTTTAACTAACGGAAAACCGCTTAAATACAAGGTTTTTGTTATGTGAAGTCATGTTTTTTACCAAACAAAAAGACCCTGCATTTTTCAACGCAAGGTCACATTTTTTATTTCTTATTTTGTTTTCTAAGTAGTTCTTAAGTCAATTCCCATGGAAAATGTAAATTACAAATTCGTGGGGATTGATGTGGGATTCTACAAATACATTATTCAAGTTCAACTGTTCCTGTTGGCTTTGGTGTAAAGTCATAAAGAACACGGTTGATACCAGGTACTTCATGAGTAATACGATCAGTAATATGTGCCATTTTAAGTTCACCCCATACTACGTGACAATTAAAATTTAGGAAACCCCTAGTTATTTTAAATTACCAAACAAAAACAGCTTATTGATGAAATCCAATAAGCTGTCTTATCTTTAGAGTGTTAGATTTTTATAGTTACTTACTATGCTCTGACCTTCTTCTTACGAAGTACATATGCACAACCAACTAGTAATGCAAGTGAACCAATTGCAGTGACTAATGATGTAGTTACATCAGTTGAATCACCAGTCTTAGCTGTACCCTTCTTATCATCAGTTTTAGTTGTTACTGTTGTAGTATCTTTTTTATCTGAATTAGATGGGGTAACTGTAATATTTGGTTTTTCTGAATCAGATGGATTTGGTTTTTCTGGTTCAGATGGGTTTGGTTTTTCTGGTTCAGTTGGTTTTGTTGGTTCAACTTTCTTAACTGGAGAAGTCATCTTCCATAACTGTGTTCCATAGAATGGGTTAGCTGTACCAATAGCCATCCAATCATCACCTGTTGCGAAAGCACGCAGACCATGGTTATATGGATCACCAAAACCATTTGTAGTAATAGTTGTAAATGATTCACCATCAGCTGATGTATACATATCAAATCCACGCTGAGCTTTAGAAAGATATTTTAATACCTTACCAAATGCGATTAAGTTATCCTTCTTAGTGATTGTCATGAAATCTTCAAATAATTTCTTTAATTTTTCAGGAAGCTGAGAAGAAATCTGTGTGTAGTATTCATATACTTCAGCATATTCATCTGCGAATTCCTGAGAAGCTTTTTCATCTAAAGAAGATGATAATGGATCTAATCCTGAAACCATAGTAATAGCATCATTTGATGCTTCATCACTTAAGCTATTTGCTTTAATAGAGCCATCTTCAAGACCATTCACTAAAGCCTTTACCTGATCATCAGAAAGTGTAACAGCTTCAGCATTATCACTATTTAAAGAATATGTTGATGTGCTATATCTTTCAGTTGCAGATTTAATAGCCTTCTGTACCTTTTCAGATGCAGATAAATCTTCTTCAGTATCCTCATCAACATCTGCTTCATCAGAATCTGTTTCAGCAATTGGCTGAGTTGGATATTTAGCGTTCTTGCTTAATACTAATTCAATGAAAACCTTAAGATAATTCATCTGTGATTTCCATTCTTCTTTAGACATTTTTAATAAATCACCATTTGTGAACTGTCCGATAGGCTGTAATAAGCTGCTACTGTCAAATGTACCAAAGTACATCTTTCCATCAAATACAGTAGACTGCCAGATATACTGGTTTTCATGACGTCCAAATCCAGAACCAAGTCCAGAAATGCCACCTTTAGGGAACATCTTAGTTGCATCACCTACAACTAATTCCATGTTTTCATCCTTATCCATACGGTAAAGACTTACAGACTGTTCTAAGTTCTTAGCTAAGAATTCTACATTCTTTTTAAATACTAAATCTTCTAATGCGATTTCGATATCTTCATATTCACCAATATAAAGATGATCATTGTATACTAACATGTTACATGCACCAGCACGTGTACGTTCTGGATCGATACCAAATGTGTATTTAGCTCCATCTGCTTTATCACCTACAACCGGTCTCCATGTCCAAGAGCCATCTGCTTTTTCTTCACCACATACAATCGCAAATGACTGCATTGTATGTTCATCAGGTTTATTTTCCGGTGTACCAGTACATAAAGCAACATAAAGCTTGTTATTGAATTCCACCATTTCCCAGATAGAACCACCATAGATACTATCTGTATAATGATATGCAGGATAATTAAATAAATCCTTCTTAGTTGCAATCTTCTTGAATGAAGACTGACCTGCTGATGGGTCTTTAGACTTTAAGATATAAGGTCCATCAACACCTACACAGCTCGCAATGAATTCACCGTTGAATTCTGTCATACCACGGATACCAGTACTGATACCTTCTTTGTATGCAGCACCTAGTTCCTGTGGAGTAATACCAGTGTAGACACACTTGATATCATCTGTCTTAGGATCGACACAATAAATGCTAGGTAAACCTGCCTTAGCACCTTTATTACGTACAGAACCACAGAAATAAAGTTTATCCTTATAACGCATAGCGTTTCTGAAAAGTGGCCCTTTACCATTTAAAGACTTAGACATTAATAACTTAGTTTCACCAGTCTTAACGTTTACTTTACAAAGAATACCATCAGAATCTTCATCTGCAGTACCATCTTCTTTTTCATGTCCATAGAAGAATGTTCCATTGAACATCGCTTTAAGTGCAGCAGTCATAACATCCTTATCGAATTTATCACCAAGAGTAGTATCCATTAATGTTAATGTATTCCCCATTGCTGCATAACAAGTACCAACATACATCCAATCACCATAAGATGCTGCAGACCAGGCATAACTCTGTCCCTGATCTCCTTGTCCTGTTGCACCCTGGTCCTGACCTGTAATACCAACATTTCCTCCACCTAGGTAATCAACAATACCATCTGGTGTAGACACTGCTTTGTCTGGATGAGATAACTTGGCAAAAGTATAATTACCATTGCTGTAAGTTACCTTTGGTTGAAATTCAGAAGTATCTCCAGTTGCACTTACGGCAGAAGCACTAGAAAATGCAAGTGTAAGTGCTACGAAAGTTGCCCCAAATTTCTTGAATAGGTTTTTATGCATAATTTCCCTCCTCAATATATATTATTTTGCATTCCATTCATCAAAATTTTATCATCAATTTTTTTGAATGTAAAGCGTTTGCAAAAAATACAAATTGTACAAAATGGCCTATTTGTACAAATAGTTACTTATAAGTATTTCGTTTATATATGTTAATATTTTAAAATCAATATTCAGTTTATATTTTTCATAAAAAAAGATTTCCTATTTCATTTAAAGTCAATAATATTCGTCATTTTATTTCACTAATACCCAAATATCATAATCAGTGTTTCTCTTTAATTACTTTTACTCTTTTTATACTAGTATTATTCGGCGGTAAATTTAAATACTTTTTTAGCATTATCATAAATAAAGGATGAATGATTCACTTCCTAGACTTGGCCCTGTGAATGGCTGAGGATATACCATGTAAACAAACTAATTATTCATCAACAATACATACTTCATCTTTAAATAGAATTCTTACCGGTTCTACTAATTTAAAATTCATATCTTCAGATAATCCACCTGCATTATGATGTGCTTTGATATCTTTTTTTGGTTCACCTTTATTAAACCATGATTTACATGAACACATGCCAACTGATGAGCAATCGCTTTAATTAAAAGAGCTACAACTACAGAAGAAATCCACTTCTCCTTAAAAGTGCAAGAAGAACCTTCTTATCTCCTACCTGTTCTTTAATAAAAGCATGGCAAGAACTGCCTATTCTACTTTAAAAAGAATTCATTATAAAATGAATCCCTACTAATGCAGGGGTTCATTTTATTATATGTAT